GATGTGTGCAATTTCTGTTTTCGATACAGAGCCTCGCAGTTGGAACTTATCCGCTGTTGACTTGACCACAGGGCCAGCGAACTTCGCCCTTATGATTCCATAAATGCTTTAATTACTTCTGCCGCGAGCTGCGGGACGATGGCATTGCCGTAGGCGCGCAGCTTTCCCACTCTGGCGGGAACCCCATGAGCCAACAGACAAATTCCGGGTTTAGCGCGCCGCGTTTTTCCGTCGGCGCCGTTAAGCCAGATGGCGTCGTGCCAGAAAGATTGCCCGTCTTTGGGTCTATCATCCCCTGTGACAAAGCTATCTGCGTAGCCAGATGCGTTGACTTCTCCACAGATCTGCCGCTCGTTTTTGCTGACATCCCCGTTTGACCAGCTTTCGGCGTCGGCCATGTCGTCGCCGCTGTATGCTGCACCGTCACATCGAGCGTGTCGTTCGAGATCTTGCCGTTGCGTATCCTGCCACCCTCGTAACCGCCCTTGTGATCCCTCGTTGCTGGCGTCGGCCATGTCGAGTGAGTAATTGTTGACGGTAAATCGTCTAGTCGTCCCTTCCTCTCTATTTCCTTCTGACAACCCTCTAATGTCCTCTGTCCCTTGTCTCCGTCCGATGCTCTGGGTGTTGGCCACCCAGTAAAGCCTTTGTCTGATGTGCGGCGCGTTGACGGCGCAAGCCGCAATATCAACGCCTTCGATGGAGTAGTCTTCGCTCTCCAAATCAAATCTGACTCCGTCGAGCCAACCATACCCAGCCGCGCCTGCAACTTGCTCACCCATGACAACTGGGGGGCGACAGCCTCTAATGAGTCGAAAAAAGTGCGGCCATAAGTGCCGCTCATCGTCAGTTCCTTTACCTTTTCCTGCAACGCTGAACGGCTGGCACGGACAGCTGCCCGTCCAGATTTTTCTGTCGTCTGCCCATCCTGCAAGTCTAAGGGCGTGAGACCATCCTGCGATGCCTGCGAAGAAGTGGCATTGGTCGAAGTGTCGAATATCATCTGGCTGAACATCGATAATTGATCTGGTATCAACTTCGCCATCTGCTATGTGTCCCTCCTTGATAAGATTGCGCAGCCACTCAGCCGCGTAAGCGTCTATTTCGTTATAATAGGCGCCCATCAGAATGGAATTTCGTCGTTTAATTCGCCGTAGCCAATAACGCCATCAATTGGCGCGGAGACATCTGGAATGCCGTCTTGATCCATCATAAGAGAAGGCGAGATAGGATCAACAACCTTTTTGGCTGGCATAATTTCTCCCCCCTCAAAGACCTGTTTTACTGTCATGCTAAAATTATCAAAACTAATTAGCCGTCCAATTTCATCCAATGAATAGACGATTGTATGGCGCCCTTCGGCTTGAACCTTGGCGACGTCCTCTTCTTTCTTAACAATCGCCACGACGACACCCTTAAAGATGCCGTGCTCAATGCCAATTTCCCAGACCTCTGGGGCGCATGGCTTGGCGCCTAAATCTGTTGCCGCCTTATCGAGCGCAGCCCAAGCCTTTGCCATGCGAGCGCCCTCGCGCTTAACGTCCTCCAGCGTTCCCTCCCAGCGCGCTTGCGCCATGAGATATCTCTGCCGATCAAACTTCTCGCGCAGCTGCTCATTAACGAGCATCCTCAACCGACCGACGCCCCACTTACGATCCATGTCAACGCCAAGCTGATCAGCCGTATCCAATACTTCCTTGCCGGCGATATACATGCCAGGTGTCGTCGCCCACGGCATTGCTGGCCGTGTCGATACGGGAACCCCCCGATCTGCCTTCGGGAAACTTTTCTTAGGTTTTATAGCCATAACAATACCACCAATCTCAATTTGTTATTTCGATATCAAACTAGGCCGGCTTCAATAGCCTTTTCTATCAAACAAAAAGCTTGTTTGAATCCTTCTGGATTTTTATCTCTGAAATTAACTGTGCTTTTACTGCCAGATAATCTTTTTTGTTTTTTGCTGTAAGACAAACGGCTGCGCAAAATCTTGCCACGTTCTTTCTTCGCCGTGATTATTCTAAAACTAACCCAGTCATCGTTATCGCACTCGCCAATCAAAAATAACCGATAACGATCATCCTTCAATATCAATTTTTCGACCATAACAGTCACCTTATCAATCGCCGTGAAGGCTACACCGACCAACCCAATTCTGTCAAGCGAGCAAGCGGCGACCCCAAGGGAGCCGCGCTGCGAGCCGATACCTAAAAGGGCCGCTTGCCTCGCGCTTCGGCATCGTTGATTTTAAACGATTTGCGAGGCTGGACAGTTCTTCCCTCGCAGGTCTTCCCTCGCACCTCGCGTATTGTTTAAAATCAACAACTTCACCCTCGCTGTTGCCTCGCAGTGCGAGGGTAGAATTACTGCCCATTGTTCTTGCCTCGCACGATAAATGGGAGCCATTTGATTACTTTCAGACCTTGCTTGACGGTCTTGTTATGGGGGTAGTCTGTCTCCTCAAAGAACTTCCCGTAGGTCAATTCGGTAACAATTGATTCGGCGTCTCTCTTGTCGAATTTGGTCTTGGGGTCATGCTGTCTGACGATCCTCAAGACATGCTCAACGGCGTATCTACCGACCGCTTGGTGGTTCATCGCCCATGGCTTTTGAATGTTCCAATCGGCATCGGCATTGTTGAAGATGTCGCTCCAGACGGCATCGGGTAAACGGCGCCCTAGCGTCGTGTATCCCGTTTGCTGCTGAGAACCGAAATCGGGATTTGGGTTATTGACTGGGCCAGTCTTTGTTCTCTCAACATAGAGGCTGGATCGTGTCTTGAAGCCATCCGACAAGTCGACGACGGTCACAGTAAATTCTATCTCCCAACCGTCGGCGGCGCTTTTTATTTTGGTCGCCGTTATTGTCCCTATTAACTCGCCGGCCTCTCTCTGCACCCATAGGATGAAGTCTGCGGCGCCATCGAATACCGTAGAGCCGCGCATTGTGCCCGTGCTGTTGCGGCTCATGTGATGGACAGCCACGACACAGGTTTTGAATGAGGCGCGGATATAGTCGCAGGCCGCAATGAAGAGGGTCATATCCTTTTGAAGGTTCTCGTCTGCCCCTGGCAGCACTCTGGAGGCCGTATCGATGACGACCATAACTGGAGGAGCCCCTTCTAGGGTTTGCGCCTTCTGGGCTGTCCTAACCATCTTATAGACGTCTGGCTTGTGCATGAAGTTCATGCTGTCTGGGGTGAGGTAAAAGGGGATAGTATCGCTATCTATCCCCGTCATCTTCTCCCACGCCGCAATTCTATATTTAACGTCAGACAGGCCCTCAGTCGTTATGTAGACTGTTGGCCCTTTTTTATTGATCTTATAGCCCATCCATTCGCTTAATCCTGCGGCGGCAGAAAGCGCCAGCCCAAGGACGATAAACGACTTTAGGCACCCAGGCGTGCCGATGACAAAGCCAAATGATTCGGCTGGCATGATATCTTCAACGAGATACTCTGGGTCTGGGAGCGCCTTGATTGCTGAAGCGCGAAGCAGGGTGAATGTATCGCCAGTATCTTCTGGCTTCTCAATCTTAAAAGGGGCTTCGGGATCTGACCCAAAACCTCCCTCATTTTTTGATTGGTTGTTGGATAATGGCTCGCGGATAATCTTTGCATGTTCCGCAACCTTTGTATCCCAGTCCCTTTTTGCTGAGTTCCATTTTTTATTAAACTCAGAAATACCGCGACCTTCGCGCTCTAAGAGAATATGTTTAGGCTGACCAGGATCATGAAGTCGAGTAACAACTTCGCCGCAATATTCCTCAAATAGATGTGATTTGATTTCTCTTTCTTTTTCTTCACTGGGGAAGACTGGGTTTTCACGATAGAGATTAAGGAAACATCTCCAGACCATGCGCGTCATTTTATCTTCGCGGCCATCGGCTACCTCACCCCATACAGTCGTGGCATATTGGGGAGTTTGCGTTTTAACTGTTAGGGTAATTTCTCCAGTTCTAGGGTCGACTGTTTCTATGAGGTCGTGGGATTTGACGTGACCATTTTGCTCGGCCAATTCGTCGAGATCTCTAAGGAAGGCATCTGGCGCCATGGCGATCTCAACCTCATGCGGGGCGAGACCTTCGAGCCATTCATAGTGATTGCCGGAAGAGTGTTTTGATGGCGCAATTACTGCGAAGCCACCAACACCTCTGATATCCACACCGATTTGCGTGCGGATGGTAGGGGGCACCCAAGATTCGGGATAGCGAAACAGTAGCTGTAATCCGCCCCCGCCGGTTCTTTGGGTCGGCGTCTCACTGACGGTTCCTCCATAAGTTTGTTTAATATCGTCCCACCAGAGTTGGGCGATTGGGTTTGTGTGGGTATCGAGATCAAGAACAAAGACGCGCCCAGAACACAGGCCAGTAAGGATACCCAAATTACTTCTTTTGGAATAGATCCCTGTGGGTCCATACCATTCGTTGAATTGCTCATCTGATATCAACTCCTTTGTAAATTGACGCCAATTGATAATGGGACGCTTGATTGTGTCTTCTGGTTTTTTCTTTTCCGACTCAAGCATTGATGGCACGACTTGAAGACCAAGCGCGCGATAAAGCCTTGCATAGTCCGCAGGTGATGCGAACTCTTCATCAAATTCCGGTAACATGAGGGGCCTCAATATATATTGATTACTTAAGTTGACTAATTCTTACTAAATACTAAAATAGCTGTGTCATTTGTTCCTCCGAACATCCTTGACAAACCTCTCAACTCACCGCGGCTTGCCCCCGCGGTGTTTTTTTATAACTGTGTCTTCGCGCCATACAATGCTAAGAGCGCTGCTTCCGCGCGACCGTGGTCTTTCTTTCTGCGAAAATGGTCTGACCCTGGCCAGTGGCGTATAGCCAAAGAGCGCGCCTCCTCCTTATCTGCCGACAAGCCAAAATATTTTTTCCATTTCGTTGGAGAAACGTCGACTCTACGGATATTTTGTGCGCCGATAACACCTTTAGCCACTCCGTAGGCAACACCAAAATTGAAGCTGGACGAGACTCCCTGTTTCGGCATCGCGTGGACAGCTTCCACAACCGCAAGTTCCGGCGAGTAGGTTTTGATAATTTTCGCCAACGCTGATGCATTAATTTCCTTTCCGACAATTGGAACGTCGTATGCTGATATTGCATGAATGTCGTCAGTAAAATAAAAAGCAATCGCTCCTGAAGCGCCGGGGTCGACGCCCATGATGCATGTCATGATTTTTCCTTCTTAGCTGTTTCCAATCTCTTCTCAAGAAAATCAGCAGATTCCCTTAAAAGAGTAATTAAACCGTTATATTTATCTTCAAATTCTTCATCGTTTAATTTGTAATAATTATACGAATGAGCATATGATTTTATAGCTTCAGAAAAATCTATATCCCAATCTACAGTAATTCCCTCTGCATATCCGAGCGGAAATCCTACAGTGATTGTTTTTGGGTTTTTACGCTCGCAAAAAGATAATGTAGCGTTATATTCAAGCGCATACTCAATTGCTTCAGATGCAGCTTTCTTTACGCTATTTTCAAAGTTGAGATGCTTGTCTGCAGTTTTGTCTATCAACTTTTCTATGTCTTCAGAAAGATCTTTCAACTTTTCATAAACGTGAAAATCAATTGTCTTTGGCAGTTCCCAAGTTGTGAAGTCAACTTTGCCAAGAATCTTCTTTGAGCGCTTAGTCATATCAATCTCCATGTCGAAAGGCCGACGCTACTCCCGAATCTAAATTTTTGTCAATGTTGGTTTTGAGGTTGACTTAAAAATAATGTATCTCTAGATATAGTCAGAATCGATATTGAGGTATTATGAAAAACGACCCATTTGCAGCGCATGGTATCCCACACTTATCGCCATCAACATGCAACTTGTTTACAGCAAGTCCAGCGTTGTTTGTGCTTGAAAAGTGTTTGAAGAAAAAGGGACAAGTGGGTTCTGCCGCTTACCGCGGCACGGCAGTGGAGAAGGGCATTGTCCATGGACTTGAGACTGGAGCCAGCGAACCCGAATGCATTAAAGTGGCCGAGGAAGAGTTTTGGCGGCTCTCTGCGTTGTCCGGTGATCCAGCCCGTGAGAAGGAACAGCAAAGCGTTCCTGAAATGGTTAAAATTGGCCTTAAAGAACTCGCGCCCTATGGTAAACCTACAAGCACCCAAGGCAAGATTGAGCATTGGTTTGAATCAATCGCAGTCCCGTTTATTGGTTACTATGATATTGAATGGGCGAACCACAATATACTCATAGATATAAAGACGACACATGCGCTACCTTCAAAGATATCTACAAATCATGCGAGACAAGTTGCTCTCTATACTGCTGCGCGTGGCTATGAAAATGACCCAAGACTTACTTATGTCACGACGAAAAAGTGTGCGACATATAGGCTTGAAAATGTATCTGAGCATGTCAAGGCTTTGGAGCGAATCGGTCTTGCGATCCAACGGTTTCTATCGGTAAGCGAAGATCCAATGGAGTTGGCCTCAATGGTTATTCCAGAGGTTGACAGCTTTTACTTTAAAGATGCGATGATAAGGCAAAGTGTCTTTGAGATATGGGGGATATGATGGGTAAAGAAATTCCAGCGTGTCAATTTGGGTTTTTGACCTTAACCCATCATAAAGGTAAAAACATGGTCTTAGTTAAGGCAAATAAAATAACGAGTATAACTGTCGAAACATATGAAGATGGCATTGTTACATATGTTTGGATGGATAGAGATTCTTATACGGTTCTTGAAACAATGGAAGAAATATTTAAACAGCTTGAATCTATTCATCCCTCATTACGGTAAAAGACATGGATACTTTTGACCAATTCATTGGCATATTTGATGACGTTTTGACGGAAGAATATTGCCAAAGGATCATTGACCGCTTTGAGATATTAGACAAAGCCAAAATGACTTACACTCGTCAAAAGCAAAGCAATGCCCAAACAATTCATAAAGAAAATGATGTTGCACATTTGGACGACAATCTTACAAATTTAATTATGGAAGAGAACTCAGCCGTTCTCGAACCTTTCGTTAAATCTGTTTGGATGTGTTACCAAAAGTATCTTGAAAGGTATGGGTGTTTATCTTCTTTATCTCAACATAACTTAAACTCTAATATTCAAATACAGCGTGCGAGACCAACACAAGGCTATCATGTATGGCATTGCGAGGCTGGAAATCTTATGCATGCAAAGCGTTTGCTTGTTCCTCTTTTATATTTGAATGATGTTGAAGAAGGGGGAGAGACTGAGTTTTTGCATCAAAGTATTAGAGTTAAGCCAAAGCAGGGAAGGCTTGTTCTTTGGCCTGCAAGTTTTACGCATATGCATAGGGGAAACCCGCCACTAAAGGGTGACAAATATATTGTTACGAGTTGGATTGATTTTGTCTCTTAGTGGTTAGCAGAAGGGATCGTCCAAATGGACGGAGGCAAGCAACGGGCCAGACCGTTGCATAATGTGGAGAAGTAAAATGGCAGCTTTTGGTGGTTTTTTTGATAGTGTTGGATCTGGCGGAGCCGATTTCCTTCCTATTGTTAAATATGATGCGCGTTCTGGCCGTATATCGCGCCGCGACCGTGAAAATGGTGAGACGCATGAAGCGGATATCACAAAAAGTTTCAAGGCAATCTTTGACTTTGAGAATGTTGAGATTGGTTGGATTAACTTTAACACAGGCTCTGCTCCTGACTTTCGCATGGCCCGTTTTGCCGATGGAGGTGCAATCGACAAGCCGGGTGACGACTTCAAGCGTGGCGTGCGATTTATCGTTAAGCTTTCCAAAGAAAACGGTGGTGACATTAGAGAGTTCGCATCTAATGCCGGCGCATTCCTTGATGGCGCCAAGAAACTTTTCGACGATTACGAGAGCGGGGTCAAAGAAAACTCAGGCAAATTGCCGGTAGTTTCTTTAAAAGATTCCGTTGCTAAAACTTCTGGAGAAGGGGCCAGAAAGTCGACGAACTACGTCCCTGTATTTGAAATCACGGGTTGGGTTAAGCGTCCCGATGATCTTGTTTACAAGGCGCGTAGTTCGTCGGTATCATCTAATTCATTTGCCCCGCCGTCAACAGGATCGACAAAGGTTTCTGCTCCTGGTGAGGATGATGACTTTGGTTAATTAAGCCATTAGGCGGATTGCTCACGTCCGTCTAATAAGGGGTGTGGTGTTATCCGCAAAGCAGCGCCACACCCCGCTACACAAGGAATGGATATGCGTTTTCTCATTACGATGAATATGCCAAGTGCAGCTGGAAATTTTGTGCATCAGATGAATGTTGAGTATCCAGTTGAAAGTTTGGAAGGTTTTGTAGATGAGTTGACGAGAAACGATTTCGTTATTGTCGAGGAGTTTTACAAAGACCCAAACAGGACTGCAGATTATAGCCGTGGGCATGTGGCTATCAATCATCGTTTTGTTGGTAAGATAAAAGTAATGAATGGTTTTCAAAATAACGAGAGGAATCGATATGACAATCAAACAAAACCCTTATGATTTATTGAGACAGGCCAGTGATATCATCAGTGACCGTGGCGAAAATTATGGCGGCATCGAGGATAATTTTCAGTTAATTGCTGACCTTGCCAGCCTAAGACTTGGCCGCGATATCCATCCTTATGAAGTCGCCATCATTATGGTTTGCGTTAAGAATGCTCGCGCATTTAGTTCGCCAACGCATCTTGATAGCCGTATTGATGCAATGAACTATGAAGCCTTTGCGGCGACATTTGCTCAAGATTATCTTGACCAGAAGACCGCTGCGGGCGCAGACATTGGCTATAAAAAGAAGACTAACTTGAAGGCTGCTAATGTTGCAAAGTTCAGCGTCCCAAAGTCAACAGTAACGCCGATAGGGTCGGTGTCGGTATCTTCTGCGACGGCAACATCATCTACGGCCTATTCGGTGAATATAGATGATTTGAGCGATGAGATTATTGAATCCAAATAGTGGGTTGGGGGCCTAAAGCCCCCTTCTTATTTTAGGGTGTAATATGACTAAGGTATTTGTTCATGATATAATTAGGGAAGAAGCGAAAAATAACCGAGTAAGTGTAGAATACATTCTTGGTAAAAAGAGAGACAAAAGAGCCATTAGCATACGTCACTATGCAATGTGGAGGTCTAAAAAGGAAACAGATGCTTCTTTTACTAAAATAGGAAAAATATTTAAAAAGGACCACAGCAGTGTCATCCACGCCTATTACAAACTTGAACAACTTTACCAGCAAGGAGGAATATTACAGATACGTCCCGCACCACCAGCAGAAGATGTGGGAAGACCTCGGATGGTCATTCCATTGCGATCTGGGCCCGCCCCACGCGGCTTATTCCAGCTTATACAAGTGGGAGGGAAATGGACCGCCGGTAGAGCCAAATAGTGAAATTAAGATAAATAAAAAAATTGATATGGAGATAGTTAATGATACCGACGCAGAATTACGCTGTAGCAGCGAAGAGAGTTGACGCTAAGGATAGTCTTGATGACTTTCCAACGCCTCCTTGGGCTACGCGCGCATTAATAGAGCATGTCATTGGCATAGAGCGTGTGAAGGGGCTTTGCTGTTGGGAACCAGCAGCTAACCGCGGATATATGGCGAGGCCATTAAATGAATATTTTGATTATGTCTGCGAGTCTGACATCCACGATTACGGAACTGGCGCTATTACTGATTTCCTTAATGCTGAAGATTCTAAAGACTTTTTTAACTGGGTTATAACCAACCCGCCATTTAACAAGGCGCAACAATTTATTGAGAAGGCGCAAAAGAACGCCAAAGATGGTGTCGCCATGCTTGTGCGAACGTCATTTCTTGAAGGAATTATGCGCTATAATACGATGTTCTTGCATAATCCTCCCGACATTGTTGCACAATTTTCTGAGCGCGTTCCAATGGTTAAGGGGCGCATAGATCAAAAGGCTTCAACCGCAACAAGTTATTGTTGGATGATTTGGTATATCGATGGTCTGCATGACATTGAGAAGAAGACAATATTGACTTGGATACCACCATGCAGGAAATCACTAGAAAGGATTAATGATTATGAGTGAAGATATTTGCAGAAATTACCATGGCGGCAATAAAAACAGTGAAGCTGCCTTTAACGAAACATCAGACGATTACTATAAGAAAGTTCAAGAGGCGATTAATCGATTAGTGATACGCCGTGGCGAAGTAGGAATAACATGCGACGAGGCTGAAGTATTATTAGATTTGCCACATCAAACATGCTCGGCAAGATTTAGCCAAATGAAAAAAGATGGTATGATATACGATACTGGACTTTGCAGAAAAACGCGCCGCAACAGAAATGCGGCTGTTTTTGTTGCTGACATTGATATTTTCAATAAGATCCAACAAGAGCAAAAAATTCTAAAAGAGAAGGCGTTAGAAGAGGAATGGTCATAAAGAATTTCACGCGAAGGCTTAAAGATCCAAGCGCTTTAACGCCGTATGAAAGGAAGATTTATGAACTTCGACAAGAGGGACTTACTTACGCTCAAATGTCAGAAAGATTGGGCGGCAAAATAAATAGTAAGTCTCTCGCTTCTAGATATATGATTATTAGAGAAAAACTAAAAGCGGTGGAGACTGATAATGACTAGCCCTATTTTTGTTCCAGCTTATTGGCCCCTTTTTAAAACACATGAACTTCGCCGTTTTGATTACAAGGGCGATGGGTTAGCGCCATTTACGTCTGTTTTTAGTTATGACGTTGGGTCAAACTCCATGCTTTATAACAATTACGATTCTAATGGCGTTTGGCTCAATCGGTGGTATTATCAATATAGGACAGGCTTTGGAATTGCCGAATGGCGCGATGACTATCCTGGCAATAAAAAAGTTGTGATGTCTCCACCCATTGGCTGGGGAGAGTTTCAAAATGTCGGCTCAGATTATCAAAATCAACCGCAATTCGACCCGTTTAGAAGTTGGCCGCCTGCAACTGGTTCCGGTGAGCAGCTTGTTCATTTTGAGCAGCATTTGCCATATTTTAGCGCTGGCGGCGTTACATATAGCGATGTAATTCAATTTACTTATTTGCAATCATGGGGCGGCAAACCCGCAAGCGGGGCGCGCTATTGGATGGCGCTTGGCGTAGGGCCAGTAGCTACGCAATTTCTGACACAAGATACAAAAGATCCCACTAAAATAACTGAAACAGGCCGTTGGGATGCGGTCGTAACCAGAGTAAATGCATGATTAAAGAAGACGCGATTATATTCGTTGGCCTTACAATTATGGCCTGTCTTTCAATCGCAACAGCAACAACACATTGGAATTGATATGACTAACTATTCAGACCTTGTGCAGCGATTGCGGAATGATAAAAGATTATCAACCTATATTCGCTCTATGCATATGAAAGATGGATTTGATCCTTCAGATATTACGAAAGTTATGGACGAAGCCGCCGATGCTATTGAGATCCTAGAAGGAACAATCAACGGCATCTTCGCCAAGCTAGCAGCCCATGACAGAGCAATGGATAAGATCCGCAGCCTCCTGTATAAAGGCCCATATGAGCCCATAGAGCTATCAGACGCCGACAAGGATAAGTGGGACAAGCTTTTCAAAAAGGCCGAGCTAGAGATAAAGATAGAGAAGGTTCGAGAAGAGCAGCTAAGCAGAAACAACGGTATTGTAAACTAAAGTGATCCCGCTTATAAAGAAATACCATGAGAACAAAACCACCAGCCGGGCAAGAGCCTCACGTTCCAACTGATGAGAACAGGAGACTTGTCTCCGAGA